AGCGACGCGGCGCGGTTCGGCGGCAATGACCAGGGCCCGCTGTTCGACGGCGTAGGCTTCGGCGCTGGCAAGCGCCGTGAGGCGCGCTTGCGATTCCGCGCGGGCGGCGGCTTTCTCGTCTTCAATGGCGGCGATACGGGCAGCGGATTCGTTTTCAGCGCGTGCGGCGGCGAGGCGGATTTCTTGCTGGCGCTCGGCGGCGTCGGACTGGGCCAGAGCGAGGCGACTTTCGGCAAGGCGCGCCAGGGCGGCGGATTCGCTGGCTTTGGCGGCGTTCAAGTCGGATTCTGATTTAGCGGCGGCGGCCTGCGCCTGGAGGCGCACGATGGCGGCGTCGCTTTCCCGCGCGCGCTGGGCGGCGTCGGACAGAATTATTTGTTCTTGGGCGCGAGTTTGCGCGGTTTGCGCGTCGATATTTTTGATTGTGGCCAGCGTTGCCGGATCTGGCGCACTCGGGTCTTGGGGGGGGAAGGCTAGCCCGGCGGCGACTTCGCGCGCCAGGTCGGCGGCGCGGTCGGCGTCGATGGCTTCTGGATCGTCGCCGCGCTCGGTAATAATGGCGCTGCGGCTGGTGAAGCCGGATTCGACAGCGATGCGAGCGGCTTGTACGTCCTGCACCGGGTGGATGTAAGCCCAGCCTTGCGGTACCCAGGTGACACGCCGGGCGGCATCGGCTTCTGTTTTGCTGAGCACCCCCGCCAGCAGGGCGGCATCCACCCAGGCGGCGCGGACTTTCTTGCAGAATTGTGGGATGAGAACATGCCATTGCCGTTGCTGGCAGTGGCGGCGGAATTCGGTGATGATCACCCGAAGGGCGCGATCCGACACGCCATTCAGGTCGCCGGTGAGCAATTCATACGGCAGTCCTGTTCCGGCGGCGATGCCTTGGTATTGGGCGCGAGTGAAATCGGCGTATCCGGCCCCGGCGTCGGGCGGGTCTGAAAATTTTACGGTCTCGCCGGGGGCGAGCTCCTGCATGGTGGCGGGTTCTAGCGTGGCGATGGGCAGGCCGTCGTAGTCCGTTTTGACGGGCAGGCTGGAGAGCGGATCGAGCGCGGCATCGCCGGATTCCGGCGCGCGCTCGATAAATCCGGCGAATAGGTTGCCGATTTTTTGCCGCTCCAGGACGGCATCGTCGAAATCGCTGACGCCGCGCAGTTTGGCGAGGATAGCGGAGAATTCGCTGACGCCGCGCAGTTGGCCGGGGCGGGTCGGCTCGTAAATGTGCAGGATCAATTCAGCCGGGACGGCGTATAGCGTGCCCGTGTCGCCAATGCCTTCGCCGGGGTGAGCGCGGTGCATCCAGTAGGCGACGCGTTGGCCAAGGGCGTTGAATTCGATGCCTTGGGTAATGCGGTTGCCATTGGGAGCGATGCTGTCGTAGATCGGCAGCAGGTCGGACTCAATCACTTGTAGTTGCAAGGGCACGTCAAGCCCATCTTGCGGTAGGCGCGGGCGCAGGCGGACAAAGACTTCGCCCGATTCGATCCAGTTTCGGGCGACGAGTGATTGTAGGCCGTAGAGGTCGAAAATTCCGTCAGCGTCGGCGTTATCGGCCCAGTCGTCCCACAGATTAACCAGCCGGGTTTTTAGGTCGGAATCTTGGGTATTTGGCCGGGCGATAATTCCCGTGCCGACCAGATTGGCGGCCCACTTGGCCGGGATGGCATGCCCGGCCCAGTCATTGCGGGCGATGTCACGGGCGCGATTTCGCAGGGTTGGCGCATTGTGGTTGGCGCGATTCGGTCCACTCGACGGCGCTTGCCAGAAGCCGAGGCGGCGACCTTGCCCGGCGGCGTTGTAGTGCGGCATGGGCGGATTGGCCAGCGCCGCGCTGGCGACGGGCGACAGGCTTGTCTTCCCTTCCGGGGATTTCGATTTTTTCGCCTTTGCCATTAATAGCCCCTGCCGCCATAGCCAAGGCGGACTTGGCGCGGGCGTGGCGTGGCGTTTTGTGCGTTTAGCTGGCGCTGGAGATCGTCGCGCGCCTTGATGATTTCAGCCGGGGAGCGATATTCGATCGTCTTGTTATTGACGCGGACAATTTTTTCGCCGTGCGCGAGCGCCGCGTTGAGGGCGTCAATATCGGATTGTTGGACGGGCATCCCGGAATCTCTGAAAGAGGCGTTCCGGGATGGTGCGGCTATCGGGCGGTTTTTTCCTGTGGGCGGATTTCAGGGAACGAGCAGGTATTCCTCTGTTCGCGTCCGGTGTTATGCCACTTTCTTTAAACGCTTTCCGGGATTCGTCGGTTTTGGCGGTGTTTCTGGTACAAAATCAGCCAGCGCGTAAAGGGTACGTTTTCAAATCGATCCCCCTCTGTCGCCGCCGAAGGCGTAGATAATCGCCAGTGTCAAAAGGATGTCGCTGGGTGATTTTTTGGACGTGGCTTCTATTGCTTCTCCCACCGCGCCAAGGCGCATCAAGTCGCTTTCGCGCAATTCGCCTCGAAACGATATGACGGGATCGAATGGATCGCGTTCTTTTTCGATGAAAAAATCCATGTCACTATTCATTTCAGGAGGATTAGAAGTCATCACGTAATGGTGTGAATCCACTGCTTTATAAACGGCCATGCCCGAGTTGTGGCTGCATACAAAGCAGCGCCCATGAGCATATTTGCCAGAGTCGAAGCCAAAAATCTAATTGTTCCATATTCGCGCTGCGGCTCTTTTCCTGTCATCACATCATCCACTGGATAAGCGCACTCACGCCGCGCATTGCCAGGAAAAAACCAGCTACCGCCAGCACTCCAATCAGGACAGCGCTAGAGCGCATCATTGCCGCCCCCCCTTACGTCCCTCGCCTGAATAGCCTTTACGTCCGCCTTCGCCCCTGGAGACCGCGAACCTGCGCCGCCACCTTTCACCGGCCTGAATAATCTCCGGCAGCGTTTCCCAGGGGATCGTTTCCCATAGTTTGACCTGCCCAGTCTTGAGCAAGAACAGCTCAAAAAGACCGGGGTGCATCCGCCTGTCCCCGGCCTCCCACTGCTGCCAGGTGCGAGTGCCGGCGTAGATCATTGCCGCCGCTGCCGCCTGGGTCAGCCGGGCATTCATCCGGCTCCCAAAAATGGCGTCGATGGATGGGTTGGCTTGTGGGCCTTTCGGCCCACGATTCGGATGGTTACTCATCGTCGCCAACGCAGGAGTCAAGCTGTTGCTTAAATTCTTCCTCCGTGTTCCACGCTAGCCACCAATCGCCCGCTGTATTCCAGGCGCCATATCTGTAGTACTTGCCGTTTATGTCAAAAAAGGCAACGAACGTGCCAAATTTCAAATCGGACGGGAGGCGCGATTTCCAATCATCAATTTGTTCTTGGTTTGCTTCCGGAATCATGTCAAGACTAGCTTGGACGTCGGCGTTTATCTGTGTGGCGTCGTCGCTTTCTTCCATGCCAAATCCAAAGGCAGGGGTGTATGTTGCGCTGTAATCGTTGATATCGTAATGCTTTTTAAAAACCCCTTCGCAAACGTTGTTATCTTCTCCTTCAATCGTTGCAACGTGGCTATTTTCGCAATCGAAAACGTACAGTGTTGTCATCTTTAATCTCCAGCCCCTGATCCCGAGGCGCGGTGGCTAGCGATGTGCTATCCATGGACTTAATTATATGTTCAACGAGCGTAAATGCAAGCGCTTTCTTAAAAATATTTTTGTCTATTCGCCGGATTGCTCGGTACGGGCAACATCTACCAATATATCCCAAGCGCACAATAGCCAGCCGAGGCGGCGGTACTATTCCTCCATGTCTTCGGTGTTTGTGGTGTCGTGTTCACGGATGGCGCGGATCATCTGCGTTGATAGCGTGTGGTAACAATAAACTTTCATTCACCCCTCCAAAAGTTTTCGGGTTGCTGCGGAAATTGAAGCTTTTGTTTTTTTGGCAGCATTTTCAATCTTCCTTTTTCGGTGATTTCAATATTTTTGGCAATATGCCAAGCATTTCGGCGGCGCGGCGGTCGTTTTTTGCTTGCTGGTAAGTGACGCCCGTCCATTGCGAGACCTGGTGCAACGATTTTCCGGCGGCGATGAGGTCGGCACATTTTCGGATGCGCTGGTAGCGCTGGAATTCGGCGAGCGTCGGTAGGCTAAAACTGGTGCCGCCCATTTCGTCAACCAGTCGTCGGAAGGCGGATTTTCCGATGAGGTTTTCCAGCAAGTGCCCCGGCGTTGCTGTTTGTGGAATATAGAGACTACCGCCGCCGCGTGTGCCGCATAAAAGAAGGGTGTTGCTGAATCCGATCATTCCGGCGAGGTCTTCGGCGATGCCGTTGGTTTTGCGTTGATAGACCATTTTGCTGGCGTCGGTGGCGTGGTTATCGGCTGGCATAGGTTGAGCGCGAGAGGCGGCGGGTTGGTTTGGCAGGTTGGGCGGTCGTGTCGGGCTGTTTTTCGCTATTGGTGGTGCTTTGACTTGGCAGCGCGTTTTCGGCGGACAGTCGGGCTTCGGCGGCGGCCCATTCGGCGCGGGTGTAGCGGTGCAGGTGGAGTTCAGGGTGGTGAGCGGCGGCATAGGCGTACACGAAAGTATCGAGAGGCTCATTTCTGGCGTTCCTTTTTTTTGTGTAGCGGTTGTGGCGCGGATCGAAGGTTTCGGAGACGATGCCCGCGAAAAATTCGGCAGGGAGTTGATCGCTGAAATGCACAAGGCGGTCGCTGGCGAATTCGGCGTCGGCGTCTGCGCCAATGCGGCGAAAAAGGAAGTGTTTAGCGTTGATGGTGCCGACTTGCCAGGTATGCAGGCCGCGTTTTTGCGTTTTGCCGTCTGCCTTGATTTCTTCCCATTTCGGGCGGCCAAGGACGGGCGCGTTGTTGGCCTTCGCACCGAAAATACACATAAGGCGCAGGGCCGGAGCTTCGCGGTCTTGATTATCGACGACGTACTGCTTCACGAACGGGGTGCGGTGGCCGCGCCCGTCGATAGCGGTGGCGGCGATGCGCAGGGTTTTCCCGCTGGTGTGCTGTATCGGGCGATTTAGCAGCGCGGTGAGGGATTCCCACACGGCTGACCGCGCTGGATCGCCGGGGAGGACGACGTAATCGAGCGTCCAGGCGGCGAGTCCGCGCCCCCAGCCAACAATGTGGACTTCGAGTCGGTCGTCCTGAGTATCCACCCCGGCGGTGACATAGCAGACCGGCGCGGGGGCGAGGCGTAGATCGTAGGCTTCGGCGCGCTCGGCAATCAAATTCTGTTTGAGCGCGCGCAGGGCGGGATCTTCCCATGGCTCAGCCAAACGATCATTAATGAAGGTTTTGAGCTTGGCGGGGTCGTTTTGGGCGTCGAGAAACATTTGCGCCAGTTCGGCCCAGCGGGGGCCGAGGCCAATCGGGTAATAAAGGCAGTTGATGCGATACCCCCGGCGCGGGTGGCCGGGGTTTTCCGGTATCCATTCCCCGGCGGCAAGCATGGCGGGCTTGTGACTTTCTTCGATCACCGATCCGCAGTCCGGGCAGACAAGCCAGGCGTTGGCGATAGTTGTTGATTGCCCGTGGTAGGACCAGTGCAAATCGCCCCAGGTGTAGGCGTGCCGGTGTCCGCAGTGCGGGCATGGTAGGTAGTAGTGGCGTTGATCGCTATCTTCGAATTTTTCGCTGGTGCGGCAGAGTCCTTTAATGCCGGGCGTTGAGACGTACATTATTTTAGAGACGCTAGGGAAGGCGCTGGTGCGCCCTTCGAGCAGGGCGACGGGGTCGTCGCCGCTGGTCATGCTGTTGGCGAATTCGGTAAATTCGTCGACCAAAAGGATGCGAACGCTGGTGGATTTTAGGCGCTTCGGATTCCCGGCGTGCTCGATATAGAGCTGACCCCCAATAAAGTCTTTGAAGTCCTGGGTGTTTTTCGCATCCCGGCTCGATTGGGTGGCGAGGCTGTTGCGGACGACTTCGGTTTCTTCGATCAGCGGATTGAGTTTTTGGACGATAAATTTCTTGAGCGAGACTTCCCCCGGCAGGCAGACCATGATAGGGCCGGGATTTTCGGTCATGGTGCTGCCGACGACGGCGGTTTCGATGGTCGATTTTCCGAACTGGATCGGAAAGCAGCAAACAACGCTGCTGACCGGCGAGCGGGCGGACATGCAGTCCATCGGCTCTTTGAGCATCGGATTGCGGCTGATGCGAAACCGGCCAGGGGCGACGCTGGCCTTGGGCGAAAGGCTCATATGCGCCTCGGCCCACTCGCTGACGGTGGTCGGACGACGAGGCGCGACGGCGGCGGACATGGCGGCAGCGATGAAGGCGGCGTTATTCATTTTGCGCTTTTCCTTCCGATCGCCGGGATACGAAGGAAGCGGAGCGGCTGACTTTCCAGCGCCTGGAGCACGTCGGACGGTGAATGTGCTTCGCCACGGGCTTTTAGAATTTGCTGCCCTAGTCCTGAATTTACGATTGCATTGTCAAACTCTTTTTTGTTTTTCAAGAAGGTTCTGGTCAGTTGGTTGTCTGGCCGTGAAAGGTCGGTGCAGCACACCTGACAGCCATCCTCGGCCCTGGCTGTGAATTTTTGGCCCAGGGGTGCCGTGATTTTTTCGACATCGGCATCGGTAAATAGGGCGATTGGCTGGGCGCTGAAACACGGCCAGCGCGGCCCTGGTGGGTGGACTTGACCGTTATCGATCAGCCCGAGTTTTCTTCGGTTGCTGTCTGCTGCTCTATTCCCCCAAAGGACGACAGCAAGCTTTTCTTGCTTGATTATTTTTTTCGCCGGAATTTCTTTAAGGTGATAGCAGCACTGCACCGGACTTGTTTTTATTCCCGTGACGGCTTTGAGGTAGGTATGCCCCCGTTTTGGGCCAATTGGATAATGGCCGTGCTCCTGCCACATTTCATAGGCGTTTTTTTCCGGCTTTGCGACGTGCAATTCCATTTCCAGTCGCGCGGCGACTATTTTTACGCGACTTTCGGCTTGAGCGGTTGATAGACCAGTGTCGCAGTAGATGAGCAGTGGGCTGTGCTTTTTAGCAAGTAGAGCCACGGCACACGAATCGCGCCCACCGCTGAACATGATGCCCATTTTCCCTTTTTTAGCGAGGTCATCGATTATTTTTTGGGCGTGTTTGATTTTTTCGGACAGGGGGGCTTTTTGAGCCGCCTCAAGCTGCTTTATTCGACTTTTCAGTTCGTCGCCGCTCATTCGTGGATATACCCCGGCTGGCATCAGATGATTTCCTCTCCGCAGTGCTGGCAATATCTTGGTTCTTTTTCTTTATGCTGAATTGATGGTCTTTCGACGAAGGCGTTGGCGGCGGCGATGGTTTCGCGCATCAGCCGTTCGTCGAATATCGCCTCAAACTCTTCCTGGCTGAATCCCGTCAGGGCAATTTCGGTGTTTTCTAGGGTGGATAAATACAAAAGTTCGCTCGATAGTTTTTCCTCATCCCATCCTGAATTGAGCGCCAGCTTGTTATCCGCGATCACGTAGGCCCGGCGCTGCGCCTCAGTGAGGTGCGACAGGCGGATGCAGGGGACTTCGCTAATTCCAAACTGGCGTGCCGCCAGAACGCGGCCATGCCCGGCGATAATTCCGCCTTCGCTGTCGATCAGCACCGGATTGGTGAAGCCGAATTCTTTGATGCTGGCGGCGATCTGTGCCACCTGTTCTTCGGAGTGTGTGCGGCTGTTCCTGGCGTAAGGCACTAGATCGCCGATGGGGATGGTTTCGATTTTCATGCGCGGTCAATTTCTTTGAGTTTGGCGGAAAGGTCGTTTAGGGCGGTTTCGATGGCGTCAGCAATGAGCAGGCGGATATCTGTCTCATTGCTCATGGCGGCAAGGGGGGGGGCAAGCGTGTCGGGCAGCGAGGACATCTGCACCCGAAAGGTGGTGGCGATGTCGGTCGCCATAAACTGAACGGCTTCGCGGTTGATTACTTCGCCAACAGCCCGTTCGTAATCCAGTTTGGCTTGCATGGCGGCATATTTTTCTTTGACGGCGCGGGCGGCCTGGTAGCTGCTGCCTATTTTTTCTGTTTGATTTTGCGGGGGTGGGTCGTCTTGTTTTTTTCCTCGGGCGGCAGCGTGGCGTTTGGCGACGGCCTCTTTCGATGGATCCGCTGTTTGTGCCAGGCGCGCACGGCTGGCGTCGACGTCTACAAGCCCTTCTGCCGTTATGACCAGGCGACCGGCGGTTTTCAGCGCGGTAACGTAGCTTTTGGCTACGCCTTCAAGGCGGGCGAATTCGGCTTGCGTGACGATCATCGGGTGGTCCCGTTCCGGCGGCAGGCGTTTTGATAGCGGTCGTAATCGTCGCGGCAATCGGCATCGCAGAAATTGACGCCGGGCGGGACGCTGGCGGCGCAGTTGTGGCATTCGCCGGTCGGTGCCAGCACCGTGCGGCGGGCGCTGATGGCGGCGGCGCGGTGGCGGTCTTCGACTTCTTGGGCGCGATCAATGTCGTCCATTTGTGGCTCGCTAGGATGTAAAGGCGGTGTAGAGGTGGCAGGCGGCCCCGTTGTCAGCGGGGAGTTTGCGCAAGGGGTTGTCGGTGCCGTAGGCCGGGGGGAGGTCGTGACGCCCTCCCCCACAATGCCCTGACGACAATCCTGGCCGGGCGATGTGCTGGCAGCGGCGGCAGGATTTTTCAACGCGTTGCGTTATAACGGCGGCGGACGATAATTTTGTGCCGATTTGCTGCCCACCTTCGGCGGCGTAAAAGGTGGGCTGGCCGTCGATCCCGGCTTTGATGGCGGCATTGATTTCTTCCGCGCCAAAGGCATCGCGTAGCGCGTCGATCCAGGCGGCGACGGTGGGCATGGCTTGTCGCAGGGGTTTGGTCATTTGTGTTTCGTTCCTATCGCCGGTTCAAAAAACCGCCCGGCGCAGTAGTCGCCTCGGTCGTTGTAGCTCACGTACCAGACGAGTCTCGCCAGGCACGGCTTTCCATCTTTGTCCTGCGTCTGCGGGTGCGTGCAGTAGTGGTCTGGTGTTTTGTGCCGGCATTGCTTGCAGGTCGCGTCATTTGCCATTGCTGTTTCCTTTCTCCAGCGTTTCCGGCTCGGCGGGTGTCTCAGTACCTAGTCTTTGCATGCGCAATCCTCGATAGCGTCTTCGTCGAAAGAAAACATTTCGCCTTGATCCCGCGAAAGTGCCAGCATCATGGCGTAGCTCATCCGGTCGTTTCGGAAAACGTGCCCATTGCCGGCAGTGCTCTTAGCAATTCGCGTTTCCTGATGCGCCCACCAGATCGCCCGTTCCGGCTTCTCGCGGATCAAAGAGAACACCTGCCACCCGCCATGAACTTCAAACAACTTCTCGTCTCGGCGAAATAAGACGTAAGCGCTGCCTGAATAATCTTCATAGGTATACGAGGCCACGATTACTTCCGCGCCGTCCAGCGTTTCTGGAGGCA